GCTGACGAGTTTCTTAATTGACCTGCGCTTCTTGCACAGTACGACTTACGTCGATTTGCAGCTTTTGACCCTTTTTTTACCTTACCAGTCACGGCTGTTTTTAGTTTACTTCCAGGATTTGCTCTTCTATAGGCAGCGACACCTGCTTTAGTCATGCCTGCTCCAGACTTTGTAGATCTGTAGTTCTTTTTATTTCGAGAAATTGGATTTTCTCTTTTACGCATTACGCTTTTTTCGCTGTCTTAGCGGATCTTTTTAAAGCTTTATCAGTTACAGAACCTTTTCCTGGCTTACTTGTGCCTTTTTTCTTAGCTCTGTTCATGTAATAGTAAAGACCTTTTTTAACCGTACGTCCGTCTTTAGTTACATGAGTGTCTTTTCCTGATCCACCTTTTTTAAAAGTTTTTCGCATCATGCCTCCTCCCATAGCTGTTTTTCTTTTACCGGGTATTACACCTTTAGCTATTAAAATATCTTTTTTAGTTATTTTACCATCACCAGACATATCTGGAAATGATTTTTTCTTTTTTGGTTTTTCTGAACCTTTATTATACATTCGTCTCATATTATTTATCCTTTTTAGCTTTTAACTTTAATTTCCCATCTTTAATAGTAACAGATGATTCTGAAAATTTTTTATATTTTGGAAATTTCTTTTTAGCGCCTCCGTGTAATGCTGTTCCACCTACAGCAACTGTTGCTGCAGCACCAACTGCTTTTTTCTTATTACTTTTTATTTTTTTCTTGTTAG